TTGGTAATGTTGCAATAAATAGTTCTTGCAGCAGATGTGTATTGAACAGAAGCGGGAGCAGTAGTTCCGCTCTGAGTTTGCAGAACCAAAGAAGTAGTTGTTACATTCCCAAGAACTACGGTTGTACCGCCGTCCAATATTTCATCTGTTACTGCCGCAACAATCTGTGCGCCTGAGCTACTTGTGCCTACTTCATAACCAATGTCCCCTGTTCCAATAACAGGAGCAGTAGCACAGAATATTTTAATGTCTGTGATAATGGTGTTAGCAGGTTGTGTAAACTCGCCAATAGAAGGGCTATCGCCAGCAGTAGTGTTAACAGTAACGCCTGTCGCAAAACCAACATGCTTGACATACTTGTCAGTTACGATTCCAGTAGAAGCAATAGTTGCTACATCTGTAATTGCGCCAGTAGTAGAATTTTTTGAAATTACTTTAAACCCGTTTTCGGAACGAACGGGGCCGTTAAAAGTTGTATTAGCCATTATGTTCTCCTGTCTTGGCTAGTGTCTGAAGTTTCATATGAAACAACAGTCAGGGAATAAACAAAGGGGGGCTAATGCCCCCCAAAGGTTTAGCTTGATCCGGGTGATCCGTAGATTCCCAGAGGATCAGATACACCGAAGCTGTAACGCTCTCGCGCTTTGTAGCGCACGTTTCCAGTATCGAAGTCACCGTCCATTGAAGTTTCAAGCGCAGTACGCTCAAAGTGCTTCATGCCATTCGGAATATCAGTCATGATATAGAAGGCATTGCTATCAGTCAGGTAATGGTTAACTGCGTAGCCGTCAGGGATAGCTCCCATGTTGCGGATAGAGTTAATGTCATTATCTGCCGTACCTACACGCTGAGTAGTTTCAAGCAATCGATCTGCTGTAAACATCAACGCGGGTGGAACAACCAGACGCTTAGGCCGAGCCGCGATCAAAAGACCACGTTCATCAGTGAAAGCAGCAATATCAATAATTGCATTTTCCAAAGAAGTCTCGTTAAGGTCTGCTGCTGTTGTAGGACGGTTGTTGTTTTTACCACCTGAAACGAGGGGGTGACCATCGCCTCCAGTTACACCGTCACCGCTTGCTGTAAACAAGTTAACACCATCACCCGATTGGAATGAATTAGTGAACCCATTGTTCAGCGGATTAACAGACTTAACTTGCTTGGTGTAAGCCATTGCCCGTGCCAAAGATTTTGTATAACGAGCAGAAAGAGAATCATAAAGATTATCTTCCATAGCTTCTTCAGTTATAGCAAAGCCCATAGCAATCGTTTCATGGTTGTACCGTGCTGTGAAGCTTTCTTGTGCTGCATCATAGTTGATAGCAGAACCTTCTTGCTTAACAGGGGCAGCACCAAAGCCGCTAAGTTTTACTTCTTCTTCAAAAGAACGATCAGAACTCTCTGTGTCATAGATGAGAGTGTGTTCGTCTTCGTACTTCTCATACTCAAGACCAAACAAGGCGTTAAGGCCGGGGAGTAGCTCCTTGAGCATTTGTGCGCGTGAAATAGCCATTTCCTATTGCTCCTTATACGCCAAGTTTAGTTTCGTAGGCGTGACTTAAAGGCAGATAGGTCACAACACAGTCAGTGAAGGCATCGCCTACAGAACTGGTTGGGCCATCTACGAAATCAACGATACGAAGTGGAAGTGTATTAGTCGTAGCTATAGAGCCGCCATCTAAAGCGTTTCTGCTTCGACCGATTGAGGTTGAACCCGCAGTGTTTACCGCCGATACATTGTTTCCAAGGCCAGTTTGAGCTATAGCCTCGTCACCCTGCATGAGGAATAACAATTTAGGATCGTCACAGACAAGAGCCATAATATCCGAAGCAACAGTTGATGCTGGATAATGTTGACTAAATGTCATCTGACTTGTAGTGGGATCAGTGTAAGAGCATCCCATAAAAATGCCGACAGTACCCGCAACAACTGATGTTGTAACGGCAGCTTTTTCTACAGTACCAGCGGCAACCAACTTAACAAAGTCACCGTAAAATATAGCGGTTCCGTAGTTGCTTGCAATCTTAATGTGTCGAACTTTTCCTGAAAAAGAGCCTGACGCGCTAAGAGTGTTAACTGGTTCTGCACCTGATGGAGTTGCAGTAGTAGCCATGATTGGCCTCCTATTAACTTAGGAATTAATTTTAATTCCTGCCAAATGTTGTTCTCGTACTTCTTTCTGGTGGAAGCAAAGGCATACGAGGGTCATTTTCGCGGAGGTAGTTATTATCGACAGAGTCCATTTGATTATCAGCCATCTTCTGAAAGTGTTCAGTTCTGGATGCCATCTTTTCTGCTGGTGCTTTGCATAACAGCAAACCGCCAACTTCAATATTCCCTACAAACTTAGAATTAATATCAGACTGCAACATTAGTTCTGGGTGGTCATCAGCCTTACAAGGCTCCCAACCTTCCCTAAACATCTTTGAAGTGTGAGTTCCATCAGCTTGTCCCATGATACTTGTCCTGACCCAACGAAAGACCCACCCATCTTGGGGAGTCGGATCGGGCAAAATAGAAGCAGGATTCCATGCATCACTAGGTCGAGTATTACTATCTCTTTGGTGTGTTTCTCTTGGAGTGCGCTCAGTAGTCATTAATTTCTCCTGACTAGACATATTTAGCATATTGCTGTTCAGTTAAACCCAACTTCTTGGCGAGAGACCGCTGGGTTGGCGAAAGCTTCACTGTGCGAGGTTTAGCCCCATTATTTCTAGTTGTGGGGGCTACCACCATCGAAGGTTGACTAGCAGTCGAAGTTCGCTCTTGCTGGGGATTCCCAACCTGCCAATCATAATCTGGAAACGCTCTTTGAACCGTTTCATCGATTTGTCTAAAGTATTCTGGGGAGTTTGGTTTTACTCCCTGTTTTACTAGAGATGCATGTTTGCCATAAGCAAGAGATGTCATCTCTTCGTAACCATCTTCCATAAACCAAGGGTTAGCTGCTGCCCACTCCTCAGTTTCAGGGTCTGGTCTAGGAACAGCTTGTTGCTGCTGTTGCTGTTGATATTGTTGTTGTTGCTGTTGCTGCTGTTGTTGCTGCCACTGTTGCTGTTGTTGTTGCTGTTGTTGTTGCTGTTGTTGTTGCCCAGAAAAATTCTGAGCATAACGATCAGCCTCAGTTAATTCTGCTGTTGCTTTTGTTAAAGCTTCTTGGGCAGAGACTACATTATCTGTATCTCCTTCTTCGTAAGCTTTTCTATACTGCTCTTTCGCTTGATTAAGAGATAAAGCAGCGCGTTCTTTAATTTGATTTATTAAAGCTTCTTCGCCTCTACCAATTAAAGACTCATACTCTTTGTTTTTTTCTGCTATCTGCTGTGCAACGCGATACGCTTCATCTCGCATTTTTTCAGCATTCTCTGCTTTTCGGCGTTCTTCGTGAGTTTCGTAACGAAGTTTATTAATCCGCTTTTGAACTCTCTTGCTGTAACCTTGAAGCTCTTCATCTCCTAACTCAGAAGAATCATCTTCTTCCTCGACAGCTTCGGCAGAAACAACTTCTTCTTGTTCTTGCTCGCCGCCTATCTTTGTTCGGACACCGAAAAACTTATCTTCTTCTGACATTAACTCTTGCTCACTCATGTCTTAACAATCCCCCTTGGATCTTCAACGACAGCTTCAACACTATCATCGTTAATCAATCTAAATTCCTTTCCGTGAACTTTAAATCTTGTGCCGCTGTAAGAGCGCATCAAAATCCAGTCCCCTTTTTTGCAGAAAGCTCCAGATGGAAATCGGTTTGTATCGGCGTAACAATCTGGCCCTAATTCAAGCACCATACCCGTTATTGAGCCAATTTCCTCCTCATAGAGGGTCTTATTTGACTTGATAATGCCGCCGCCAAACTCTTTTTCAGGGTCAGGCAAAGCTATCAGTATTTTATAACCCGCAGGTTTAGGCAACTGATCTGCCTTGCGAGCAGGTTCTTGCTCGATTTCTTTTGCTAATGCTTCCATTAGTTGGTTCCTAGCACTGGAAGAAAGTGTCCAGAGTCACTTGCGCTGCTCTATACAGCGTTATCTCTCTTCGTATCTTGACTGAAGGTCTAGAACTTCTCGTTCTGTTAATGCTAACCCTTCAATAATACCGCAACATTTTGAGTATTCTTCAAAGTTTTTGCAACCCCCACCGCTTATATGGTCTGCATACTCATTCATTTGAGATCTGATAGTCTTTTGAAGATGAGTAAATACGCTCTCTTCAGGGAAGTTACTCATCAAAAATTTCCTTCATTATTTCAACGCCAAGCTTTGCACCTTCTACTTGTTCTTTAGAAGCTATACGCTTGCTGTCTAACTGAGTCCTATCATTGTCCTCAGATATTCTGACCGCCAGCTTTGCTTTCTCAAGTTCCATTTCTTGATCAAGTTTGTCTTGGTCAAGGCTTGCTTTAGCCATAGCCTTCTGAGCATCAAGCTGCATTCTTGCTTGCTCCATCATCATTTTGCCTTGAGCTTCCATTTCTTTAAGCTGCAACTCTCTTTGCTGCATCTGAACCACAGGGTCTTGTTGCATTTGCTGGTTCTGCTGCATTTGAGCTTCTTGTTGATTCTTTCCTAACAACTGTGCTGCCGCTGGTGCAGCTAACTCAGAAATCCTAAACTCAATATCTTCAGGTAGTTTTTCGCTCGGAAGCGGTAATTTCATACCTAATTCTTTTTCAATCTTCTTGCGATACTCAAAAGCAACGTGTTCTTGGACATGCGCCGCGAATATTCCTTGTATTTTCGCTGCATCTGGAGCTTGAGATAAAAGACCTTGGATTTTAGGGTCTTGTAACGCTGACATATGTACTTGTATGTGAGCTTCATGGTCTTGATAGACAAAAGCTTTGACAGGATCTCCGTTAATAATCCCCATATTTTCAGAAACTGGATCTGTTGGGTGGATATCATCTTCTGTAGGTACGATTTTATCTGCATCTTGAATGTTTAAAACCTCTAACATTTGCCTATGAAGCAGCGGCAAGTCATACATTTGTGGTGCTTGCGCTGAAAGCTGCAATGCAGCCTGATATTGCATAATTCTTTGGGCCATTGTCCCTGCATTAGGATCACTAACTGGAATAATGTCTATTCTGTCATCAAAATCAGCAGAAACGAGTTCTTCGCTGTCTGACATGTAAGGATATGCCTCTGGGCCAAAATCTCTGACTAATCTGGACAATAATTTAAGCTCTACGCGCATAGATGCGTGTAATCTAGCCTGAACTGCGCTCATAACCTTCATTGAACGCTCTAATATCGCTAAAGTAGTGCCAACTGGAGCTTCAGAGTTCATATCTGCCGCTTTTACATCCGCAGCAGAGGCAAATCTACGCCCTTCTTCAACAATACTGCCTAATAATGTCGCCAAAACAGAGCTTGGCTCTTTATATGGGAGGAAACTGATGTTTTCTTTAATAGTTCCACCGGGAACATCTACATCTCTGAACTCTCCGGGCATAATTGGGGAGTCATCACCCTTAATTCTAAGCCCTCTTGCCTTCAAACCGCCCGGAAGATTGGATAAAGTACCCGCATCTACTAATTGTCGGAGCAAAGAGGTAGCAGATTTAGCTAATCCTCCAATCATGTGGATCAAACCAAAGCCGTAAAAGCCTAATCCGGGTATATATTGATAGTGAACGAAGTGTTCTCGCTTGTTTTTAAGCTCATCATCTTCGTACCAATTCCTTCTTACCGATAAAATCGTTCTAGAAGACAAATCAATAGTCACAACATAAGGAAGATGTATGCCTGTGAACTCTCCATCACGCTCATCTTCAAATCCGGGCAGATCTAAATCAACCTGCATCTCAAGAAGAGTGTGTCTTGAGTCTGCTTCGTAGTTTCCAGAGTCTCCTGTTAACTCATCATATTTAAGCTTAATTCTATCCGGGTCAGCAGCAGCATCATCTAAGTCAACATCTAAGTAAAACCCTGAAACTTGCAGCTTCCTAATCTCGTTAGGGCTTTTTTTCATCACATGCGTAGCGCGTTCACAGGTAACTAGGTCTGATGCGCCATAGCTAACAACAAAATCTTCTGCTGGGACAAACATGCTGCAAGGTCTTCCCAAGGAAGGATCAAAATAAACTTTTCTAAAAGCAGAGCCAGCTAAAGGCAAAGAGAAAAGCATTCTCTCTGTTTCTGTTCTGTACTCTGTCATTTTTTCTGTAACAAGATAGTTCAGATAATCTTTGACTCTATGAGCTTGCTTTTCTTTTTCTTCGTTAATAACGCCAACAATGCTTGTTCTAACAGGGCCGCTAGAAGGAAAAAGCTCTTGGATTGCTTGAGACTGAAATCTTATTACTGCCTCAGTAAGTAGAGGATGTGATACACCACAAGCACCATCCCAAGGGGTAGTCCTGTCTTCCATCTTTAAGCCAAGTAACTCTAGGCCGTCTATATATGACCGTTCCCAATCTGAGCGGCTTTCCTTATCGTTCTTGTAAGAACCTATAAGATCGGATGCCATTTCGTAAAGGTCTTTTGGATCGAGTACCTCTGCCAAATTAGCATCGTGAGATGAATCTAAGAGTCCCGCTATATCTGGATCGAAGTCGATTAAGACCCCGCCATCTGGGGTTTCTATCGAAACAGACTCAGGGTTCTCTATCTGGATCTCTACCTCCCCCATTTCCTGAGAAACAGGAGTCGGGGTACTTAGTGGACGATCAATAGCCATCTAGCCATTCTTCCCAAAATACTGAGTTCTTGCAGCACCGCTGCCTCTAGCAACAGTCTTGCCGCCATTAGACATCATTTTTGTTTTCCCGCCTTTCATCATGCCTTTGGTCTTACCACCTTTAGCCATGCCTTTGGTTTTGCCGCCCTTCATCATACCTTTAGACTTAGCCATATCTTTTTTGAGTGCGCCAGTAACGCCACCGTTAGCCATCATCTTGGTACTCATTTTGGTTTTGCCGCCAGCCATGTAGCCTTTAGTCTTTTTCATCGTAACCCTCACTGTATAAGTTATTAAATACCCTAGCAGTATCTTGAGTGTACTCCACATCTTCTTTGGAGTTATATGTGTTCTGGTTCGGCCTAAAATCAGGCGCACCTTCTCCTGTCTCAAACCAAGCAGGATGAGTCACTCTAACCCTGTTATTAGGCAAAGCAACTATGTTCCCAGTGTATTCACCCGCATCTAGAAGCTCAAGTACATGACTTTGCTTGTGTTGTGCAGGATCATCAGCTACCTCACTATTAGTGTAGTCCACTGTAAAATAATACTTAGCTGGGTAAAACTCTCCATCAACTTTAGCAATCCAAGGAGCAGGAGAAGCTCTTTCTATCTTGTAAACTGAATGATCGTGAGACATACAATCCCAAGGCTGTACTGCCCAAGTTGGCATGGGTTCAGGCCATTCTTCATAGGGGGTGTCTGCTACAAGTGCAGTAATAGGCATTCTTGCCCACATTGCCCCGCCATGTATATTCTCTTGCTCATCATCATCATAAGTCTCCGCCCCAGTAAATATTACCTGAAAGCTAAGACACCTTGATGGCATGGTAGTTACAGCAACCGCCATCGCATGAAGAAACTCGCCATGATATTTTTGGTTGTTGTGTGTGTATTCTTTTCTTACCCAACATTTAAAATAGGGTATGTTGCTCTGCAAAAAGGCCATTAATAATACTCTGCTCTTTTAGGGTAAAACGGCTCATCTTCTTCGTCAGAGTTCAAACGAAGAAACCCTCCCTGCCTAAATCTAAGCAGTGCTTGTGTAGAAGAGTCAACGAGATCGTCATGCTCTCCAGCAGGGAAGGCTGCAAATTCTTCGATCACCTCCTCCGCAAAGCGGGTTTCTGGACACCAGACTATGCCTGATGCGAATAAGTCTGAAACAGCATTAACCCTAGAGATTTTATCGTTACCTCTAGAAGGGGTGTACTCCCCTACAGGAATGCCCATTGCTCTTAACTCGAAAATAAGAGGAGTCCCAGCGGCTTTTGCCTCAACGATACACGCATCAGGTTGAAACTCATTGTAAAACTCTAAAGCGCATTTCTTTAGTTCAGGGAACTCTAATCGCTCTTTATGAGCGTCAAGTAATATGATGTTCGGTTGCGTAACGCCATCACTGTCTGGATGGTAGAATACACCCCATGTTGTGCAAGCAGAGTAGTCAGATCTCTGTGTTTTCAGGAACGCTGTGTCCCAAGACTGAATGATGAAGTCACATAAAGGCGGGGTCTCGCTTTCCCACTTCTGCCACCATTCTCTTTTAACGAGTGCGCCTTCCTCAGAAGACGGGTCTTGCTGGTACTGTGCGCTCCACTTAGGAGCGGGTAGTTCGCTGCGAAGAGCCTCTAGCTCTTGTATAGACCAGAATTCAGGCCACAACGCCTTTCCTGAAGGCATAATTGCCGGAAATTCTATAACTTCCCATTCATCCATTCCTTCTCTTTGAACAGATGTTTTAATAATTTTGCCCGTCAAATCTCTTTTATGCCATCGGGTCATTACGATAACAATAGCCCCTCCGGGCTGTAGTCTCTGTCTTGGCCCTGATGTGTACCAATCATAAACCTTATCAAAGACACTAGGATCTGCACTTTGACCTTCTTGTTCACTGTGAGGGTCATCAATGATTAAAAGATCAGCACCCTTACCTGTTACAGCACCCCCAACACCTATAGCGAAGTATTCCCCACCTTTTCCTGTACTCCAACGCCCCGCTGCCTTTGAATCAGACCTGAGCGATACATCAGGGAATATTTCTTTGTAATCATCACCATCAACTAAGTTACGAACCTTTCTGCCGAAACCAACTGATAACTCAGCGGTGTGTGCTGTTTGTATGATCTTCTTCTCAGGAGCTTGTCCTAAAAACCAAGCAGGAAGTAAATAAGAAGCAAACTCAGACTTAGTGTGCCTTGGCGGCATATTAATGATTAAACGCTTTAAATCACCCTTAACAACTCTTTCAAAAGCATCTGCCATAATTTTATGATGACGGCCTTCAATAAAAGCAGGCCAAACTCTGTTAATGAAAGGCATGAAACCTTCCCTAGCCGCTTCTTTATCTTCTGCTTCTTTGAGTTCTTTTAATAGATTAAGTACCTTCTCTTGTTCTGCAACAGGAAGGTTCTTAACATTTTTAAGGAGATTTGGATTTATCTTCTTTGATAGTTGCATGTATAAGTTGCTACTTAGATTTATAAGGGGCTACTTAATTACTAGCCTATCTAAAAAAAAACATACTAGCTACTTCGTAAGGGGCTACTTATAAAGTCAACTATTTCTTAATGTTAGCATATTAAGGCTCTTGACAAGAAAAGCAAATTGTTTTTATCGAAAATTTTAAAAAAATTTTTGAGGGGTAGGGACTCC